AAATTCATTTGGAACTGTAATTTGAGCCCAAACTTCTGGTTGAGAGGGGAGTTGGGGTTGTTGTAAAATTAAGGGAACTAAAAATCCCCATTCAGGGTTATCTTTAATAAACCCAAAAGGAGTATTTCCCCATTTTTGAGATAAGATTTTTACATCATATTTTTCTAATTCTACAATTGCTTTAACTATATCTCTTGATCTTGCTCCATATCCAGAATAAGTGTCATAAGGACAAGATATTACAAATCTAGGTTTTTTCATTAATAAATTAATTCGTGGTTTAATAATCTGCCCTTATACTCACTGGCATTAACAATTTCGTATTTTTCTTTAGGTTTCCAAGTATCAAATAATTCATCAAATGCCTCTATAACTCTTTTAGCTTGATGTTTAGAAGTAAATCCAGCTTCATCTGATAACGCCCATTCTCTTCCTTTTAGTCCGAGTTCCTTTCTCTTTTTCCTACCCAAATTATATAATTTTTTAATTTGTTCAGTTGCATCTTCCCACTTACATCTATCATCATAAATGTAAGGTGTTGGAGGTGAACCTTGAACTGATCTAGAAGTAGGGTAAACTGGAAACGCCCATTCACCATGTTTTTTAAACGTACCTCTATGATTAGAAGGAATTTTTTCATCTGGGGTAAACCAATTTCCATTATCATCAACAAATCTCATTTGATCTTGCATACCCCCAGTAACATTAGCTATTATAGGAGTGCCAGCTAACATAGCTTCAGTAATAGTCAATCCCCAACCTTCATTAGAAGTTAATAAGATTTGAGCATCAGCTATATTATAAAGACAATTAAGTTGGTCTTGGGTCATTTTAGTTAATGAAAATTTAATTTGATCTGGGTATTTTTCATCAAATAGATATTCTTTTACCTTTAATAAATTAGTTCCTGCTTCATGAGATAATTCTGTATGCAATACAAAATAACATCTCTTAGCCTTTTCATAAGGTAAAGAATCTAAAAATGCTCTAAAAGCAAGTAAAGAATCTGGGATTTGTTTTCTTCTAATATTCCTAGAGTTAAAATATAATACAAAATCTGTTCCATTAGGAAAAGTTTCTTTATACATTTGCTGTAAAGTAGGATTATCATCAGGTAGTGGTTTGTAAATATCCGCATTTAAACCATGAGGTACATACTTAAATAACCTTGGTTTATTACAATCTTTCATTACTAATTTATTGATATTTACCGTTTGCTTTGAAATTCCCATTAGTAAATCACATGCCTCATAAAATGCTCTATTATACATTGGAGCAGGATAATCATCCCAAATATTTAAATATGTAATAGGAATATTTTTTCTTATTTCCGATTCCATGTTAAATACCCAAGTAAAATATCTTGGATCCGTAATTAATAATATTGCATCTGGTTTTTCACTTCTGATAGTAGCTCTTAACATGTCAGGAGTACCATAACCATCTGTTGGATATAATTTACAAGAAGCATCCTTTAAACCAGTTATATTATTAATTTCCTGGTCCAAGGTAAATACTTTTCCTTTTTCTGGGTGGTTAATAGCTCCTGCCATCTGTACCCAAGTAAAGTGTTGTGATGTATGTACTACTATTTCCTTAGCAACAGTTGCAATTCCAGAGTGTACTCTTATATCATCACAAATTAATAGTATTTTTTTTCTTTTGGATGGTTCTATATACTTAAAGTGTTCTTTCATTTCCTATAAATCGAGATTTGTTTGGTTTGTTATTTTTTTACGGAAGTCTTCATCAGTTAAAAACAAAAATAAAGCTCTATCGGCTAATTTTTGAAATGAAAATTTCCTTTTAACACACTCAATCTTAAAATTCTCAAATAGGTCACTTTTGACTTTGACACTAGTTAGTGTCATAGGTTTTTTATTACTCATAATCTTAATTTAAATTAAAACGTTTATTATACATATATAAGTATTTATTAAAATCGCATTTTTATTCACAGTATCTACACGTGCAAGGATAATGCTGTTCCTTTATTTTACCTTCAGGGGTAAATACTTTATTCATAAAATCATCTACTGCTCTAGTAGCTCTTCCTAGCTTAATTTTACCACTTGGGGGACTAAATTCTTGTATTCTGGTTTGTTGCCAATCACTTTCTTCCCATAATTTTCTTTTTACAATAAAAAACTTAATATTAATTTTATCTAAAGGTATACCATATAATTCTGAGAAGTATTTCTTGTATAAAATTAATTGAAATTGTTTACCTTCATCTTTTTTCATTTTATCATGCCAACCTCTAGTACTAGTTTTTATATCAATGATATCAAATGTATCTGAATTTTCATTGTACAGAACAATATCTAACATCCCTTTAAATAAAATATTATTGAGCATTTTATTAGGAGTGTTTATAACAGGAAGTTCTACACCAACTAAATAAGTACCTCTTTTAGAAAAATACCTTTTAATTTTTTTCTTAAAAAATTGTAAAATTTCTATTCCATCCTGATTAAATTCTCTTAACTCTTCAGGGCTAGAAAAATGGGTATTATCATTTTTTTGATATTGTGTTTTGTATTCACTTATAAATCTATGTTGAAAATCCTCAAGTAAATCAATTTTATCTGCTTTTACTCTACTCTCATTATAAAATACAGATAAATAATATTGAATAGTTTCATGAATTGCTATTCCAAATATTAAATAGATGGATGCTTCTCTTTGATCTATTTTATCCTTATACTGTAATTTCCAACGTCTAGGACATTGTCTAAACATTGAAATTTGGGAATAGGATATATTTTTTTGATAAGAATAATCTATCTCCTGGGGTGGATTTCTTTGAATCTCCCTAACAATAAGAGGTAACTTTTTAGGCAAAACTTATTTTTTCCATTTATCACGTCCAACTAACAAGCCAATAATACCATAATTAGCTATATCAATAAACGTGTCTTCCATTCCTTCTCCTTTAACGTAATTTTTTCCGTTAATTAGAAGATTTTTTAATCTAGAAATTTTATCAGTGAGTCTAATACAAAGGCCAGTTAATGAAAACTTTTTATCTTCTGGGTTGGTTAAATTACCACCTAGGGCAATATTATTTAAACCATAATCCATATGTTTGCGGGCAAACATTTCATACATTTCCATACCTATTCTTTTATATTCTTCAGATAGCTCAGGATATTCCAATTCAAAATGGGCTACTACATCACTATATGCTTCAAAATCAGCTTTATTTTTCTTAACTAATTTATCAAATTCTTCTTCACTAATTAATTCATGGTATTTACTTACGCTATCACCCATTAACTTGTCCTTTAGGTTTAAAATATTTTTCTAATATCTCTAATCTTTCCTCTGCTGATGCTAATAACTTAAGGGATTCATTACAGTTATCCCAATAGTCTTTAGTTGAATGATCACCAATTCCAGCAGGATGATTAGTTAATAATTCTATACTTGCTAAAGCCTTGTTTTTATCCGCTTCAGCTTCGGATTTTAAAAAATTGTATACTTCTAATTTCATTTTAATAATTGTTTTACGTCTTTTTGGCTAATGCCTATATTATTTAATATACTAATAACTACTGATTCTTCCAAGATATTTAAATATTCTTTTACTTCTTTTTTTGAACAAAGTAAATAATTAGCTAATATATCTACTAAATCAGGGTTATATTTTTTACTTGTTGACTTAATATATTTATTCCAACGATTATTTTTTGGTATAAATTCTCTATAAATTTCATAAATTGATTTCTTCTCAGTTGGAGGAAAATCTTGTACAAAATTTACAACTTCAATATAGTCAGGATTCATAGACATAAATCTATGAATCATATAACTATTCCAAACTTCCCAATCTTTATCAGTAAATGATTCGGCTGGTGGTTTGGTTGTATTTATACACTTTAACCAGTCGAAAATATTTTTCATTAAATGATTTCGTCAGCAAGTTCTTCTCTTAGATCCTTTGGAACAGAACCTTTTAATATTTTCCCAGTATTAGGATCATAAAAAACAGGAATTGGTAATAAAGCATCTTCATCTGTACCTGCTACAAATTTTGATACTTGTCTAAGAATTACTCCTTGTTGGAATATACTTTTACCTTTTTTAGTTTTAATCGCAGTAGTGTTTTTTAAATCTATCTGCGGTCCTTGTGGTTGATTTGTATTATTCATATTACTTATTATTAATTAAATTTTGAATTAAACTCATTGTATTTATTTCCTTATCTATTCGGAAATTACCTTTATATTGATGTTCGTTTATTAATATTGCTGCCGTACCTTCTTTACCTGGTAAGTATTCACTTGCTCTATTATATAGTGCCTTAAATAATTCATCAAAATCGTCTACATTAGCATCAGCTATAATTTGACGTATTTCTTTAAATTTGTTATTATTAAATGTAGGATTAAATTTAGCAGCTAATGCCTCAATAACTTTATCTATATAATTTGAAGATGTTAATATTGATTTATCTAATTTAAGTTCTTTATCTACTGTATTAGCTTGTATTGTATTAATACATTTTCTTAAATCAGGATAAAATTGTAATACTATAGAACCTAAATCGTCCATATCAAATGCAATTCCTTCTTGATCCATAATAGAAGATAAATGGTAGGCAACTTGTTTTTTATTAGGAGGAATTACCTTAAGTACTTGACATCTAGATTGTAATGGATCAATAATTCTCTCTACAAAATTACAAGTCATAATAAATCTAGTAGTACGTGAAAATGTTTCTATTACATTTCTTAATGATGCTTGTGCCTGTATAGTAAGAAAATCAGCTTCGTCTAAAATAACTACTTTAATACCATTTAAGGAAGCCGAACTTGAAAAACTAACTACTTTATCTCTTATTGTTTCAATACCACGTTCATCAGAAGCATTTATATATAGATAATCACAATCTAAATTTTTAACAATTAATTTAGCCAGTGTGGTTTTTCCTGTACCAGCAGGTCCATAAAATATAAAATTCTGAATATCATTTTGTTCTAGATATTTTGATATTACCTTTTTTATATTATCATTACCTACATAGTTTTCTAATACAGTAGGTCTATATTTTTCAACTAATAAACTATTCTCCGTATTCACCATATATTGAATATTTTTTAATAGGTTCAGGTTTAATTACTGTTTCTTTACTATCAATAGCATATAGATTGCTTTTTAATGGTTCTAATCTATAATTACCTTTAAATCCAGTTTTTACCATATATGCTTCTAATGTATCAGTTAAACTTTTATGAACAGGACCATCAGGTTCATTTGCTACTAATCTCCATTTATCTCCAGGTGGTACTCTTCTAGCAATTAATACATTTTTTTCTTCAATTTTTGTTTTGGCCATAATATACGAAATTATTTTACATCATCCCCATCATTGATGGATCTATTTGTGGTTTATTATCATCTTCCTTAGGTTCATCTACTACAGTACACTCAGTTAATAAAACTGTACCTGCAATAGAAGCTGCATTTTCTAAAGCTAATCTAACTACTTTAGTGGGATCAATAATACCTGATTTTTTCATGTTAGTTATTTTATCAGTTTTAATATTATATCCTGCCCAAGCATCATCTCCTGAATTTATTAATTTATCAGCTAATAATCTACCTTCTACTTTATCATATCCAGCATTCATTAATATTTGGCTAAATGGTTTAGAACAGGCTTTTTTAACTATTTCTGCACCAATAGTTTTAGCTTCTAAACCTGAAGAGGCATATAGTAATGCACATCCACCTCCAGGTACAATACCTTCTTCAATAGCTGCCTTGGTAGCATGTAATGCATCATCAACTCTATCTTTTTTCTCTTTCATTTCAGTTTCAGTATTTCCACCAACATGAATAATAGCAACTCCACCTACAAATTTAGCTAATCTTTCCTGTAGCTTTTCTACTTCAAA